AAACCCCATTTCAGACGGCCTTTAATCAAGCTTTAAAAATCCCAGCCTTCAGAATCCATCCCAACCCTCCATCATTCCTGCCAACCTCCCAGTAAATCTACCAACTCACCAAGAATCGCACTCAGTGCAGCCGCCATCAGTAGCTGTGTGGCATAAGCCATACTTTCCGCATCATCGCAGCTGCCTTCAGCTTCTTCCTGCACAACGTCCAGCCATTGGATACGTTTCAGTGTTAAATCCTGTGTCAGAATAAATGCTATGCGGCCATTCCATACTAAGCCAAGTTCGGTTACTTTCATGCCGTTTTTGGCGTGTTGTACCACATCTTCGGCGGTAAGGTCTTTGCGGCTGATTTTAACTTTGGGAGCAACATCGCCCACACCGACCAGGGTAACATCACTATCTAACACAAACCGCCCCTGAGCTTCGCCCTGTAACAGCCAATTGGTCATCAATGATGCCGGCGATTGACGGGGAACTGGTTGTTGAGCCGGCAGGCCGCCAAGGGCTTCGCGCAACTTGGTCAACAGGTTTTCGGCCTTGCGGCGATTTGCCGTATCAACGAATAACCACTCGCCAGCAAATAAACCATAAGTGCGGCTGCTTTTAATCAACGCTTTAGGCAACAGGTCGTCGATAATTGCTTCGCGTAATTCATGCTTTTCTCTGCGGCCGACATTACGGTCTTCGGCAGTTTGGATCTTAACAACCTGTTCGTCCAATTTATGTTTGATGGCCGCACTGGGTAATACTTTTTCTTCTCGCATCAAACTGATAAGCATAGTTTTTTGAGCTTCAAAAATAATAGGGTTCCCAAATGGCACCGGAGAACAAAAGCCTTCACTAAACCAGTCTAATCCGGTAGGAGAACAAAACCAGTTTTCTGCAATTGCTGTTTTGAGGCGTTCAGCTTCTGGCAATTCAAACACACGGAATGGAGTAACTTGTTTAAACCACATATCTAATCCTTTTTCAAAAATGGCGGGTTGTTTCCCGCCGTGGGTCAATTTGCTTTACTCATCCTTTTGCGGCCTCAAACTCAACCGCATCTATAAATTTCTTGATGTTATAAGCCGTTATCTGCGCCATCGTTAGTTCGCATTCCAGCTCCACATCGCCGTCATAACTGATGGTTACACCGTTCAGGCCGTTTACTGTCATCTCGTCTTCTATCGTAATAACAATTTTTGCCATCACACCAACTCCTGCTCAGTAGGCTCAATCACAAAATCCTCAAGCCCCGACACAATCTTAATTCCCGGCACTTGGCCGTCTGAAAAACGCTCTTTTTGATTCAGGATGGCGTCTTTGTCGATTTCCTTTTTCGTGCGTATAAACTCGGCAAAGGCGGATTTCTCCGAGAGCCATGCCAAGACGGCGGCAACGCCCGTTACCTTGACGGATGGCGGACGGATGCGCCATTTAATCAGGCCGGTAGTAAAGTCCACGGTTTTGGTTTTACCGTTTTCCGTCAGCTCGTCCTTATGTGCCTCGCAGTATGCGGCCACACGTTCGGTCAGGCTCATGATTTCGGCACACATCGGCGCGGCTTTGGCGGCATATTCTTCTTCGATGACTGCTTTTTTGTCTCCGGCTTCGGTTTCCAGGCGTTTGACTTCGCGCTGCAAATCGCCAATTTTGCGGATAAACGCAGTAACTTCCGCTTTGTCTTGTGCCGCTTCGATAGCGGGCTGTTTGATTCGGGTTTTAGCCATTTTTTCTTTCCTTTCAGGTTGGGTTTAACATTTCGGCTTGCTCAAGCCTTGTTCGCGTTCGCGCTTGGCAAGTGCCTCAACTTTTGCGCGGTTTCTCAAAATCTGCTCGGTGGCGGTTTCAGCCGGAGGCGGTATCAGCGACTTGCCTCTTAATACCTCTTTAATCACGCCCTGTATGCGGCTTAAAGCCGATTTTCCCTTCGCTTTTTCCTCTTCCGTGGGGTGGTAATGGTGTTCCAATTTCAATGGCTCCGGCGGTGGCGGCAGCTTGTCTAAAAAGTCTTTCGGACTCGGCCAGCGGCTCATTTCATTCGCCAGCACCATAAAGGCCGTCTGAAAGCGTGGAACATCTCGCGCTTCGTCCCACGCCCGGCCGTGCGCCAACACACGGCTCCAAGTTTGCGCAGTGGCGGCCACAGTATCGGCAGCCGGCGAACCGCTCAGACGCAGGGTCAAAAGCATGGTCAGGCCGTCGATCATGGCGTTATGCAGTTGGGTAGGCAGTTCTTTCATTTTTTCAGTCCTTGCAGTGAGGCGGCTGCGGTCAGGGTTTGGCTGGGGTTGCCCGGCAGAGCGGCGCGGCGGTTTGGTTGGTTTGTCTGATTCCCTGCGCTTGGCTGGTCAACCCAGCCTGCAAGGATTTCATACAGGTATCCGTGCGACTTCAGCGGCGTTTTCAAACGACCTTGGTCGCGGGCATTAACGGTTTCATTAAAACCGTGAATCCAAGCCTCGGTAGGGGCAGGAAAACAAACCCCATCACGCGCCGCCTCCTGCGCCTTAATCATCGGCAGCAACTCATTCAGCAGTTTCGCGGTACGCGCCCAAGAGAGCTGGGACTTGGCGGGGCGGAACAAACCGATATACCGTATTGCCGCCTTTCCCAATTCAGCATCCATCTCCAAAACAGCCTTTAATACCGCCGAAGCCTCCGCATCATTGATTAAGGTGTCCAGGCTATGCACCGCACCGCAGTTCGGGCATTTCACGTTCATTTGATTACTCCGGACAACACCATCATCGACAGCCACGCGGCCAACAAGCCAAAAGTGATTCCAGCCGCGCCTAATATTTCAGCCTTCAGCGGACGGCGGCCATTAAGGAAGTCCGCCATACAAACCAAAGCCATACCCAGCCCCAAAACAAACGCCACACCGAAATAAATCCACTGAAACATCACGCTTCCTCCCATAAAGTTATCGCCCGGGCCAAAGTTTCCGCCTCCGCCGTTTTCCACATCCCGTCCGGCGCACGCGCGGCAATCACAAAGCCTTCGCCGTCCTTTTTCATAATCATCAGCTCGCCACGGTCTTCGAGCCATTCGGTAATTTCTTTTTGATTCATTTCTCAAATCCTTTTAAATCAATACCTTATATTTTCAACAAGGCAAAAAAATATAGAGCAACATCAACGGCTTACCGTTTTAATTGTCGTCATACCCGTCATGGCCTTCGCCTATCATGTGCAACACGACGATTCGGGCCAGCAGTTCAAGCCAAATCCCCAGCACCACCAACACAGCCAATCCACCAACAAACCAAATCATTTTTTCTCCTCCTTCTTCTCGGCAGGCCGTTTAAAACGCGCCTGATATTCCTCGATTTCACGCTCTCGGCTTTTTTGCGCCATTCGCGCCGTCGCACGCCTGCGGTGTTGTCCCCAAGCCTGCCAATCCGTATTACGTCGTCCGAAACTCATTTCACACATCCTTTCACAATCGCCTTATCGCCATATTTCGCGCGGATTTCCTTTACCGCCCGTGCCAAAGCCTCTTTTTTCGCCGCAGGGCTCAATGGCTTATCGCTCATAAACAATCCCTTTCATTTTTTCTTCCGTACTCATCGCCTCGTATTGCTCGCCCAAGGCTTGAGCCTCCAAATCCGCCAGACGCTCGCGGCGTGACATTTCCAACTTCGCCGCCGATACCACCGGCTTAGAGCAGCTGTGAAGCATCGTTCCCACCAAAACCGCCCAAAACAACAACCAAAAAGCCAACCTGATCCACTTGGTTTTTCGTTCGCAAAACAAATTAGACATTTTCCTATTTCCTTATAAATCAATTACTTAATATTTTCTCAAGGCAAAAAAATTATTGCGTACCCAATCCGCCTTAACCTGCGCCGCCCATTCCCTGGCTTCCTCTTTGGTCTCGAAGTGTTTCCGCAGTCGGCGGATTTGCAACCATGCGAAGCCTTCTTTCCGCTTGCCGCGTATATCCGCACGCCAAATTTTCCGCCGTTTATGGGTTTCATAATCGTGCCAAGTGTCCTCATAGACTCCGGCGTGTACCGCATATTCGTGTCTCATTTCAGACGGCCTTTCTTATCGGATAATCAGGGAGCTGTATTTCTTAACGATACCGGCCTGCATCTTGATACCGTTCTTGTTCGCCGTGCGTACCGCGCCGCGCATCAATTTGCTCATCCGGCGCGTATTGCCGTTACTATGTTTAATCAGTTCCAAGAGCGTTTCTTCGTCCGCATCAGGCAAAGCTGCTCTCGCAATCTCAAAGAGTTCGTCATCCGGCAAAGATTCGCCCAAATTCAGCGCAACAGACACGCGGCTGTAAAGTTGCACCAGCTCGCCATGCTTACCGCGCAGGTTGGCCACCAGTCGGGGCATACCGCTCAACACCAAGCCGCAGCCAGTCTCATCGTGCAGACGGCGTACAATTTCAAGGGCGCGTAACGGCAGGTTTTCCGCTTCATCGACCACAATCAGACGGCCCGAATCGCGCAGGCGGTCAGATACAGACTCAAACAAATCATTCAGGCTGCCCATCGCCGATACCTTCGCCGCCGTCGCCAACTTGCGCATCAGGACCAAAGCCGTAAAGCTCGGATTAGCCTCAATCAAGATAGCCGCAGGGTTTTTCTCGCAGTAGTTTTTGACTGCCTGCGTCTTGCCCAAGCCGGCCTGACCGTAGATCACCACCGTTTCGCCGCCTTCGTGCGCATCGCGCATCACTTCCGCAATGCGGCGTGTCGTCTTAGTCGATACAAAACCCAACACCAGCTCTTCACGTCGCGCTTTGCTGTCCTGCATCTCCAAAAACGCCTCGATTTTCGGCTCGATGGTTTCATAATTGCCGCCTTTTTCCGCATAAGTGCCGTTCAGATACATACTGATGGAGGCCGGCGAAGTACCGATACCGCGTGCCAGTTGGGTTTGGTTCATTCCTGATTTGGCTTTAAATTCAGCCAGTTTTTGTTGCAATGTATGATTGATTTGTTTCATTTTTTTAGTCCTTTTAAAAGAGGTTTAAAACCGTTTTAACTTCTATCCGCCTCAAACAACACAAAATCGTCTGTGCCCGTTTTCGGCAATACCGCATACTCCGCCTCGATGACGTTTCCGCCCAAATGTCCCAGCTCGTCCCAAACCGCAGCCTGTTCCAAAGCCGGATTGACTTCCGCGTTTGCAAGCTTGATTGCATTTTCCGCCCGCTTGATTTTGCCTTTTCGGCGTTTTTCCGCCAGTTGGTCGATACGAGCCGTCGGGAAAGCCTCGCGGGTATTGCCGTTGGCCTGCGCCTTAGTGATAAACTTGCCGTCCATATCAAACACATTGACCACCGACGCATCGTCCAAATCGTAGCTGACCCGTACCTCGTCCTTGTGATACTCCGCCAGCTCGACTGAAAAATAAGAGTTGTTAAACAAATCCAGCCAACCGCGCTGTACCTTTCGCACCTCCTGCGGCATAAACATCGTCGCCAGCTCTTCCGCCGACAACATATCCGGCGCGATACCGTCCTGTTCCAGCCTCATTTCCCGATAAGCCTTCGGCGTGTAATGTCCGCCGTCAGGATGTCTGGGCAGCTCGCCGTGCGGGCGGTTGTTGTATTCGTCGATACACTTGACCACATCCGCGATAAAGCGCGACCAGCTCGGCAGTTTTTTCAAATATTTCTGTTGTTCCTCCGTCAAATCCTTGCCTTTTTCCAAAGCATTAAAAGCACTTTCCATCTTGCGGTACATCAGGTTCTTCGTGCTGCTGTCCATCCCCGCGCCCGCAAACGTCTCATACTGGCGCGCCATCTCAATCAGATTGTCTTTCCACCATCGCTCAATGATGCCTCGACCTTGCGGGTTGCCCGCGATACCCGTTTCATGGCGGATACCCAATCGGGACGTAATACCCGTAATTTCATGGTCTATCGTCTTGCCTGTCTGACCGCCGCCGTTATCCGAGTAGTAGATAATCGGCAAACCAAAATGCTTGACCCCGATACGCAGAGCGTCCGATACCGCCACACAACTTTCAGCCAACGACACCGAAAAACCCACCACAAACCGCGTACAACCATCAATAATCACCGTCACTTCAGGCTTAAACGGCCTGCCGTGTACAGGGTGCGCCACCTTCGCCTTAAAGCTGTGGCCGTCGCCGATCCAAACATCGTTCGGCTTCAAAGCCCCCCAATCACGTTTCACATAAGGCAGCAGCGATTTATAAGCCGCCCCCGTTTTCCTGCCGCGCTCCTGCATAATCAGCGGCAGCTTGTCCCAAACGCGCCGCACCATACTCAAATTAGGCACATCATTGACCGGCATATTTTCCGCTTCCGCCCACTGCACAAACCGGCGGTAGCTGTGCGCCAGTTTTGGCGCGGACGGAATATTGTGAAACTGCATAAACATCGGCAACCAACCGTAGCTCTCAATCGGCTTAACCGCCTTCGTCGTCTTCGGAGCCAAAGCAACCAGCCGCTCCGTCGCGTTTTCCGCTTTCAAATAAGCAGAAATCCAGCCGTCTAAAGTGCGTTCGCCAACCTTTGCCGACCGACTGCGGTCATTTGCCGTTTCCAAGTTGCCGAGCGTAACCGCGTCCAATTTGCCTTCTGCCAGCAAGCCCAAAAACTGAGCCACCGCAACCTTGGCAGAGCAACCGTATTGATATTTGATACCCAACACCGCCGCCACCACCGCACATCGCGCATCAGCCACCGACCTTTGTTTCTCGTTCAGCCGCTTTGCCGCTTCCGCCAAGACCTGAGGCGACATCGCCGTCTCCTGTCTGATTTGTGGCAGGGCTTTCGGCATACTCTCCGCCACTTCGTCTGCCTGACGTTTCATAATCGCGGCTCTGATTTCGGCGGGAAGAGAGGCAATTTCATACAGTTTTTTGGGTCTGCCTCTTCCTATTTGCTCAAAACAGTGTTGCCAATTGTTTTTCTTGGCATGGTATTCAATCCCTTGCCTATCAGTTGGCAGACTTGGGATACCCAATTTCGCAATATCTGATGCAGATATTTTCATATTTATGCTTTCTATTTTTGCTTAAATGCGTTACCCTTTTGGAACTCTTTAGCAAAACCGTTATCTATTTACAGACTTGGGAAAGTAGGCTTACGGTTTCTTTTCTCAAACCTAGAAGGCCAAATCTCTTCTGCTGGCACTCCGATTGCAGCAGCTATAATCTTTTCGCCTTTTAGGTATGGGGCATCTAAAGCCTTCCCTAATGTATTCGGTGCCAAATTGGCTTGAATAGATAACGCTCTTACCGACCAGCCCGCCTTTTTAAGACGAGCCACAATGTCAGCACGATGCCAATCAGTCATGGTTTCTTGCTTTTTTTTCATCTTTGGATTTCCTTAATTAAGTAGGTTTGTTACCCGCCGTTATTGAGTAAGTGAGTGAATTATATTTAGCAAAATAGTTTCTTGCAACTCTTTTGCTAAATTATTTTACGCAAAAAAGAGATTAATTTAATAACATTTTGATTATTTGAGTAATTTTATTTAAGCAAAAGAAACACTTTTTTGCTTAATCTTTTGCTTAAATGAGTGAACGCTATGGATACTTTTTTAGAGAGGCTCAAATCCCTTTGGCCTGATGGTGTAAAGCCGTCTGACATCTATAACAAGATAGATATGTCAGCATCTGGCTTTAATAGAGTTTGGAAAGAGGGAGCAGTCCCGACGGCTGATTACCTCGTAAAGATTCAAGAAGTTACAGGCTGCGATCTCAACTGGTTGCTGACAGGCAAGGGCGTGCCATACCTTGACCGCGCCCGTCCTGAGAATGCCGGAGCCTTTCCCGTATCCGATACCGCCGCAGGCGCAGTCGATACGCTCGGCAACCCCGTCGATTTGCGTGAATTTGTCTTTATCCCACGATACAGCGTGGAAGCAGCAGCAGGGCATGGACAAACCGTAAGCGATGAAAAACCCTTATTCTGTATGGCTTTCCGCCGATACTGGATAGAAAACTACGTCACCCGCCAAACAGACAAACTCTCCGTAATCGCCGTGAAAGGTGACAGCATGGAAGGCATCCTCAACCACGGCGACAACATCCTAATCAACCACGCCGAAACCGAGCCGCGCGACGGCCTGTACGTCCTACGCATAGGAAACGACCTTTTCGTCAAAAACATCCAACGCCTGCCCGGACGGCTCTTGGTTAAATCCGCCAATCCCCTCTACGAACCTTTTGAAATCGACCTCACAGCCGACAACACCGATACAGCCATCATCGGCCGGGTAGAATGGTTCGGCCGTACCGTAAACTGATTTTAAAACCCCCTTAAAATAGTTTTAAAAATTTCCCAATCCCGTCAACTTCAAACAAAAAACCGCGCATTCCGGCGCGGTTTTGTGAAAAAGCTGGCGTAACTTTTCCGGATACAAAAAAACGCCGAAATCCACGTCTTTCGAAGATTTCAGCGTTTTTTTACTCTATTTGTTCCTTGTGCAAAAACTAACAGTCCCCCACACCCAAACCTTATTAAACAGCCGCTA